GCCCCGCGTCGACGTCGTCGACCAGGGCGGCTACAAGACCAACAAGACCGACGTGCTCGTTATGGCTTGCGTCAACCGCCTCGCCGGGGAGCAGTGGGGCAAGCCCGACCTCATGGGCGCCGTGTACTGGGCCCAGGCCTACAAGGAGTACCTGGAGGCGGGCCACGTCCTGGCAAAGGCCCTCGCCCGCGTCGCCTTCAAGGTCAAGTCCACCACCACCGCCCAGCAGCAGGCCGTCATCGACAAGATGTCCACCCTCCAGGGCACCGGGGCCACCGCCTCGCTCGGCGCCGACCAGGACCTCCTGGCCGTGTCGA